AACTTAGAATCAATCTGAGTCTGGATAGCAGATGTGACTCCATCAAGGTATCCAAGTTCAGTTGCAGATACTGTGCTAGATGGAGCAATCTTTGTCCAAGCAATATTGGCAGCAGTGTTAATATCTGCATCTACAATTGTATCGTTAGCAATATCGGCTGAAACAATTGCTCCAGTCAAGTTCAACTTGCTATAGGCAATAGCCGCAGATGCGTTGATGTCACCATTAACAATAGTTCCATCTGTAATCATTGCTGAGGTAATGCCAGTGACTGTATTGTTGGCTGCATTGATAGTCTTATTGGTTAGTGTCTGAGTATCTGTAGTACCCACCACAGCCCCTGTGATGCCGTGTACGGCTGTGCTAGCCTCGATGTGGGTGTTAGCCTCACGATAGTCACGACCAATCGCCATATGGCGTACTACTGCTCCAGCAGAGTGAGCCTGACCTGATGAGCCATCTACACCGCGAGTGATGGTAAGAGTGTTAGTTGAGACTGCAGTGACTTCTACAATTTCTTCAAGCGCTGTATCAGGGTCGATGACAACTGTGAAGGTTTCACCAGCAGAGATGGTGACACCACCAAGGAGTGCTGTACCTGATACGACAGTAGCAGATGTACCAGATGAAGTAAGTGCGCCAGTCAGCGTTGTCTGCTGTGAGCGGGATGAATATTTTCTAGTTGTCATTGCTGGTCCTTATCGGCGGCTATAATGGATTTTAGGTGGATAGTTCTGCTGTTGTGCCTTAGTCTCTTCGTTAAGGCGTTGTGTGTAAAGAGCATAGAGTTGCTTAGTCGCACTCTGTGATGCACCGTATGGGCGCTTTGCGTCAGTCTCATCCGCCTGTGGGCTGACTTGTGCTGCACGTGCTGGGTCTAGGAATGAGAGCAGACGATAGGCTGCGCCTAGTACTACTACATCTCTAGTTGATTCAGGTAAACCTGTTACTGTTGTATAGACATCTGTGTTTGCTGAGAATGCGCTAGGGTCAGTAGCATAGACAACCTTGACCGTGCGACCAGAGGTAGGTGCTTCACCTAGTGTGATTGTCTGCACTGTGTCAGTGCCTGTAACATAACCGAATGCTTCAGGGTTTGCTACAGCATCTAAATCCCAACGACGGATTGGACGCCATTCCTTAGAAGGTCCAATATCCTGCCAGTGAATTGTTAATATGTTCTTGATGTTCAAGTTAGCAAAAGCGTAGGTAGATACTGCAGCATTGAAGGTAAAGGTTGTTGACTTGACTGCAAAGATGTTTGCACCAAGTGAACGGATAGTGTCATTGATTGCACGCTTGACGCTAAAGCGTGGGAAGGTGGGAGAGATAGTAACCTTAGCATCAGCAGCGTGTGTTGCTGCAGTTGTACCTAGGTAGCCACGTCCATAAGGTGAGACTGTTGCTGTGTTGGCAACGCGGTCAAATGAATCTACCCAAAGAAGTTCTTCGTCAATCTCAAGGATACCCTTACCTACTGAGTCAGTTGACCCAAGGCTCAGGACAGTTGGAGATGCGCTAGAAGAGGTAGTTGTAGAAACTGCCGTAGTAAGATAAGTACTTCTATCCTGCTGGAATGTATACCCTGCAAGATTGACAAGTACTTCATCAATCATATTCGATAGAGTTGTCATTAGGCGTTGATGCTCCTTAACGCTGCAGGTGCAGCAAGTCCAGTTGTGCTAGCAAGTTCATTGCAAACTCCATCAAGGTCCTTGAAGTTGTCACGTGTACGCGCTGCAGATACTTTGATGTTCAAAGCACCTACAGTTGCAAGTCCAGTTGTTCCAGCCCAGGCATTAGCAGCGCCTTGTTCATCTAATCCAGTAGTTCCTGCCAGCCTATTAAGTTCTGCTGCAAGACTGCTGCCTTCTTTGCCTAGTGCCATTGTTAGCCCTTCTTATATCGCTTTGGTAATACCAAGTTAGATTGCTTCTCTACTCCACCAAAGAAGGCTTTGTAGTAATGCTCATCAAAAGAGAACCGCTTCATATGCGGAACTACCGCACCTGTGTGACAGTAGACTGGAATCTCAGCCTTGTCGCACACTGCGTAGAAGTAGATATCCTCACCCATAAATGTATTACCGACTCCTACCTCAGTAAAGAGTGGAGCATCAGGTAGCACTTCACGAATGCGGTCTATGATACTGCGATGCATTAGGACGAATCCCATTCCTGATGCACCAATCTTGATTAACTTATTCTCAGGCATTGGATGGATTCTCTTGATACCTACCACACCGTCGGCTTCACCGAACTCGTAGATAGTGGGCATTGGAATCATCAATGGCTCTTCAGGTGTATCTGTTGTAAAGTAGACACCTGAAACTATCGGACGCTCTACAGCATCCTTGTTGTCCCAAAGTAACTTAAACTTATCGACACTGATAACTACATCTGAGTCAACCCAGAGTAGCCAGTCTGTCTTGTTCTGTTCGTACCAGTAATTGATTACCTTCTCGCGCTGGCGTGCAATCTGATTGCCTTGGCTACGCAGTGAAGTGTCGAATGTAATCCCAGACTTCAGGAGTACATCGACAACTCCCTGCATAAACTTGCCGTCTACGTTGCCGTTATCGCACCAGGCGATTGATACTGTCTCTTGCATTTGTCCCCTACTTTCTTACCACTTAACTTTGTCAGCCCAATATGCTGCGGACATCTTGCCCTTAGCAATGTTCTTAGAGTGACGTGCTTTGAATGCTTTGTTTCTAGCAGAGCCATCAGGTGAACCCTTGACACCCTGCTGACCAAAGCGGATTGTCTTAACCTTGTCTCCTACCTTAGCCACAACGACGTGTGACTTGGTTGGGTGATTAGGCGTAGCCTTTGGCTTATTGAAACCAGAGACACCTGCTCGCTTAAGTCTTGGGTCTTGCATTACTTCTTCTTTGCCATCTTTGCTTCGCTCAAGGCGATAGCAATAGCCTGCTTCTTAGAGGTAACCTTTGGTCCCTTTTTGGAACCTGAGTGGAGAGTTCCTGATTTGAACTCCTTCATTACCTTAGCAACCTTCTTAACCTTTGCTGTCTTCTTCATTAGTAGCCCATTCTTCCTTGCTCAAGGTAAGCAGCCTTTTGTGCTGGAGTCATATTAGATGAACTCGTACGCGCCTTCTCTGCTTCCTGTAACTTCTTAATGCGGGCACGTTCCTGTATTTTACGCTGTTCAACAGTCAAGGCAGGTGATGTCTTAACTGGTGGCTTAGATGTTGGGTTAGGCATTACTTCTTCTTACCCATCTTCTTGACAACAGCCTTCTTAGCAGACTTCTTGCCGTATTCCATCATACGCTCTTTAGAGCCTTCCATCTTTTCGTGCTTCTTCATAGCCTTCTTAGATGTGTACTTCTCACCTTTAACTGACATTAGATTGCTCCCACTTCCTTGAGTACTTCGGTTGTTTTCTTGTTTATATCTTTTGTCTTCGGCATAGTCTCGGCGTTGTACGCCTTGCCTAATGTCGCTGACGCTTCGTATGCTGCCTCAACGTGGGCACGTGTTGTTCCTGCTGGCTGGATACCTTGTGCTCTCGCATCTCGGTAAGCCTGCAGTTCACCAGTCCACTTCTTGTCTGGAATATCTCTGCTTGCATCTCCTGTGCCAAACTGAAGTCCTCTGGCTTTACAGCCAAAGCAATCTTCGTCACAGGCTGTGTGGTCAATTGCTTCGTTGTCATCTAGACCAAGCCAACCTACATCAGATACTTCTCCACATAGAACACAATCCCAAAGGATTGCCTTAAAGTTGTGGTCTTCTGTAAAGCCCCACTCTTTAACTCTGCTAATGTGACTGCAATTCATTTTTGTCCCTTACTGTGCTGTGAAGTTCGCCTCTGTTACTCCGACACCTGCAGCAATAAGTGCTGCTTTTGTTGTGTCACTTACTACGTGCTGACATCCGCCAGCATAAAACTCTTCATAATCTGCAATGGTTGAATCGACCACATAACGGACTTGTGAATAGACTCCACCACTTTTAGCGATACTTACACCTTTGCGTAAAGTGGCAAAGTAAAACAAACGATGCTTACCAGATGGACCCTCAAGTACATAAGGTGGTCTGAATATATAATTTGCCATTGTTCTCCTTAATGAACTTACTGATGAGGCTAGGTTTCCCTAGCCCCACCCGTCAATCAACTAAGCGATTGATGAACCTGATTCGATTCGGTATAGAGCCTCTTCGCGGTAGCGAGCAAAGCCGAGTACGCCGTACCAACCCATTGGGCGGTGACGCATCAACTTGTCAACAACTGGTCCGATAACTACGTGTGGTTCTTCAGCCACTGCTTCTGCCATTGCCTGCTGTCCTGCAATGATTGTACGGTAGTTCTTTGCAGATGCTGCGCCGTCTGTTGCGTTGTAGAGACGTGGTGATTCTACGAAGTATGCACCTTCGTATGTACCGATTTCTCCTGCCCAGATGCGGTCCTGTGATGAACCGTACTGATTTGGAAGGAGCCATCCTGCTGAACCTGTTTCAGCGCGGAGGTCGTGTGAAACTTCTGGGTGGATACCAGCCCAGTAGAGTGAACCCTTACGACCTGTTGCCTTGCCTGCACGGAGTTTTGCAACTGCCTTGCGGACGTTAGCAGATGAAAGTGTTGCTGCTGCTGTGATTGTTGCTGTTGATGTAGCAGTTGAACCTGCGTAGATTACGTTTGTTCCACCACGAAGTGTTGTCATTGCAACTGAATCGATTGAGTCAGCAAGGTTGAATGCGATGATGTTAGCAATTGCTGGGTCAACATCTGCAAGTGAGAAGAGTTCAAGTGCACGAGTTACGAGAACTGAGTTTCCGTATTCTGCAAGTGTGATTGTCACAGATGTTGGAGTAGATAGCGCTACTGCATCGCGGTCTTCATCTTCTGTAAGTGCTGTTGTTTGAGCAGTAAGGTCAACGTAGCGCTGTAGAACAACGGTTGAACCTGGGATTGACTGGTTTGCTGGGCGCTTGTCAGCGACTGAGCGAATGAGTGGCTCTGAGCGGAGTGCGAACTCCAAGAGACGGTCATAAGCCTTTTGGACAAGACCTGCAGCACCAGCGGTTCCGCCAAGGGAGCCAGAACCTGTGGTTGTATATGCGTTTGCCATTTAGGTATATTCCTTAAGTGTTAGAAACTATGATTAGTTTGGTTATTGTGAGCGTAGAACGTTTAGGAAATCGTCCAGGTTATCTGCCTGGTCCATTCGCAAACTTAGGTTCTCTGCTCTATCGGGTGTTATTGCACCCTGAGTCATAACATCCTGCTGACGTAATGCAGCACGGTCTGTTTCACTCGCTTGCGGTGCTTCCTGAGTTTGAGTAATCCCGAACAAATCTCCGTTATCTTCTAGCCAGTTAGAAACTGACTGTTCGTTAACTTCGTCTAGGTCCTTGAGGATTAGTCTTGCTGCTTTAGGATTCACACCCTTTTGTTCTAGGACTTTTGCGACTGAGGTTTCTCGTTCCTTCTTGACATAAACTTCAAGTTTTTCTTCGAGTTCCTTGATACGCTTTTCATCTGCACGTTTTGCCTTTCTGAGATTATTAAATCCTTTATCGGCTTCAGTGTTTGTAGATGTAGTTGTATCTTCGTCTTCTTCTTCGTCCCAGTAGTTGTTGCTCATAGCAACTGCCACCCTTCTCTATTAGTTAGTTCGCAAGCCTCAGGTCAATTCGGGGAAATTGGCTGGCTCTTGCTACCAGTCTTATACGCTGGCGGGGCTGGTCGGTCCGCTCAGGATTCTTGTTTAGATTAAGCCAGCACCACGTTGCATTGATGCAAACGATTTGCTTCCAATGTTTCCAGAACGTGACTGGAATCGTGCTGCTTCTTCTTCAGCAACTTTCTGTAGTTGCTCTTGCTCTTTAACTGACTTGTTGAATGTAGCCTTCTGCAACATAGACTGGACATCAGATGTCTGGATGTCTTGCCCAGTACGCATTTCAAGCAACTTCTCATATCCAGGCAATGCCTTCTTGATTGTTCCGAAACCAGTAAGTGATTCCTGGTATCCGTAGCCCTGGGCTGCAATATCTTGTGCTGTTGCTAGGTCTGTAGTAAGACCTTGTGCTGCACCCGCAGCCTGTACTTCCATACCTGAAAGTTCCTTCACTAAATCTGCTGCCATCTTTTCTCCACCAAGGACGAACTTTGCGAGTTGAGTCTTGTCCATAGTTGGTAGGTATTGAGATATAAAACTCTTAGCCTGTGCAGGCAATGCGTCAATGCGCTGGTAAACATTGTTGATTCGGTTGGTGAACTCTGTAACGTTAACACCCTTGCCAATAATGTCACCAAGATAAGCCTGAGTATTAAGTGCTCCCAGACCAGCCTGGTTAAGAACATCGCCCATCTTTGCTTCAGATGCAATAAACTCAGCAATTGTTGGAACTGTCACTGCAATGCCTTTAACCAACTTATCTTGTAGGTCAAAGATTCCCTTGAAGCGATTAGTAAATTCTTTAAGATTAGGATTATTGCGTCCTTCTTGAAGGGCAAGGTTAAGAGCCTCATCAACTGTGGAGCCAGTCTTATAATAAGGATTAGTTAGTTTGTATAGTTCGTCAACCCAAGGTTTTGCAACTTCAGCCTGACCAAAAAACAGTGCAAGAGTATTCTTGAATGTATCTTTAGCAAGAGTTGGACCAGTAGATGCTGCTGGAATCGTTCCATCTGCAGTTGAACTTGTAACAGGTAAACCATTCTTGTATGTCTTGCCATTATATGTGCCAGTAAATGGTTGACCATTAAAAAGAAGTTCTCCATTTAGACCAGTTGAATATTGATTTTGCGCCTGTGGAGTTGGTTCAGGTGCCATCATTGCTGCTACATAATCAGGGTTCGCTGCATAAAATGGTGCATTAGATGCTTCTTCTGCTGCACGAAATCCACGGTAAGTAGATGTCTGTACTCCAGGAACGCCAGCACCTGTAATATAGTTAGGTGTAGCAACTTGTTCATATGCTGTAGGAGCGCCACCAAAATTAGCAGTAGACTGCAAGGTAGTTAGTGGTTGATATCCTGCGGGCGCACCACCGATTGTTACGGTTGGTTCTATTTTTTCTCTAGCCATATTAGATACCAAATCCCATCGCTCGTGCTAGTCCAACCGCACCATCGCGTGCAGCCTCGTTTGCCCAAGATGTCTTATCAGCATCTTCGCTTGTCTTAACCATTACCTCTAGGTCGTAAAGGCTTGGCATTGCGACCTTGCCAGCAACCCCGTCTGGACGTGCATACTTGTCTAGAAACTTATTGTTTAGTTTTACTTCAGACTTAGGAATCTCAAGCCACTTAGAAATGATATTAATCGCTGGTTCTAGGATATCCATAACTGTAGCACTTGGATTTGCATTGAGTCGGTCAGCCAATAGAGGATAATTCTTAATTGCCTCTGGGCGATACTTATCAATGATTGCCTGTGTTGTTAGTTTCTTTGAAGCAAGACCGACAGACAACTGATTAATCTCTGATTGAGATAGGTAGTCAATATTAAATCCATCTAGCACTTTTTTAACTGTACTTAACTGTGTTACTGCAGATGCAGGAAGTTTAGCAACATCGTTTAGGTTAACCTTAGCCCATAACCAGTTCTCAGCAAATGTCTTAGGGTCAAATAGGTCAGGAGTAATAGTAGTTACTTTGCCTTCGGCTGTTGTAACTCTAGTTGTCTGCTTGCCTGATTCACCAGCAGCCTCTTTGAGTTTGGCTGCAAAGTCTTTTCTATCTTCATCAGAAAGTGCAGTAATGTCATAGCCAATAGATGCTGCAACATTGTTAAGATAAGCGTTAGCACTTGTTGGGCTAAAGTCTTTAACTACGGTTTCTGTGATGCCAGTACTGATTGGAGTATTTGCTGTTACGGTAGCAAGCACATCCCAAGGGGTGCTCTTCTTACCAGCCTTATACTCTGCTACAGCGCCGTCTATCACCTTATCCCAGATAGACTTAAGTGATGAAGTGGTTGGGGTAACGTTTGTATTAAGTAGGTACTGTGCAAGTGCTGTCTGCTGTGCCTCGGTTAAAGTGGCAAATGACTTCTTTGCAATAGATGACTCCATCTTGACAAGTTCACCCTTTGCATTAGGGAACCAGATGTATGTCTTCTGAGCCTTGCTGCCCTTTGCTGGGATTTTAACTGGCAATGGTGGTGGAGGTGTTGTTGGGTTTCCCCCACCTGTCCAACTATAGCCAGTGCCTGCGGCATTAAGTTCCCACATTACTTGCTCTCCTTAACCTTAACAACCGTCTCGCGGAGATTGTCATTAATGAAATAAATGTTGATAAGATTCTGCAATGCTGGGTCCCATTGCTTAAGACTTGAGTTTAGGTATTCCACCCATTTCTCTTGCACATATCCCTTAGAACCAGCAGGTACATCTGCATAAAGTTTTGCATAACTATCTCGGTACTGCATCAAAGCCTTAGCGTGCTGCCAGAACTGACCGTTGCCGTACTGCTCCATATACTTCTTGTTGTTAAGAGCAATTGCCATACCGTTAGCAAATAGTGCAGCATTATCTCCACTAGCACCCTGACCGTATTCAATACCCCAAGAGTTATTTGCTTTACCTAGAGTCTTTGCATAACTACGTAGTGATTCCTTGAGTTCAGGAACACTAAGGTAACTTGCATAACCAGCAGCCTTGGCTGCATTGTTGTACTCTGTCTTAAGGTCTGTGTAAGCCTTCCAGAAACGTGACTTCTCCAAGTCATTCTCTAATTCAGTAACAGACTTAACTCTCTTATTGAGGGTATTGCCACCTGGCAAAGAACGATTAGGGTCATCAAGGAACTTACCAACCTGTGGGTCTGTTCCCATTGGAAGGTCTGCAGTCATAAGACCAACTAAGCGTGGGTCATTAAGTTCTAGTTGCTTTGCCAAATCAGCGTGGTCTTTCCAGATTCGGTCAACTGTTTCCTGTGTGCGTGGAACATAGATAACCTTGCCTGAAGATTTCTGCTTAAGAAGGTCCTTAGAGATTGAACCCTTAGGAAGATTGACGTGAAGGTTTAGATAATCTTCTGCAATCTGTGCAGCCTCTGAACGGGTGTAACCCTGAGCAACCGCTGCATCTGCCTTAGCATTAAAGAGTGTCTGGAAAATTGATGCTGGCTTTGTCTCAACATATACTGGTGAACCAACGATTGAGCCAAATTGCCACATAGCCTTCAAGCCATAGTTGCGACGTGCAGCATTTTCAATGCTCTTATCTGTTGGCTTAGGACCAAGACCGTTCTCGTAAAGGATAGTCTGATACTTATACTGACTTAAAAGTGAGTTAGTAAAATCTACAGTTCCATCATCTCCGAAGAAATACTTGTACGCATTGCCATACCATCCTGGTGTAACAGTGCGCTGTAGTTGTTTCGCAACATTTGTCTCTACTCCATAAGGGAATAGTTCGTCATATGAATATCCAGGAAGATGACCGATTGTGTCGTTAACAACCTTCTTTGCAATCTTGTCTGTTCCTTGGAACATCTTATAAACTGTTCCTAGTGCCAATGGAACTGTGTAGGCAGGACCTGCAAAGTTGACAGCAAAGTTAGTTGCTCGTGCGCCTAGACGCCAGCCCTGACCATCTCCCAGACCCATTTCCTTTGTACCTGGCACAATAAAGAACTCGGCATCAAGTGGGTTATCAACCTTATTGCCATTCTTATCTACGCCAAATGTATTGTAAAGGCTGTAGTAACTGTTAAGTAAGACTGAGAATCTATCGGGATTCTTAACTGCTAGACGTGAGTAGCGATAGATACCTGATGCTGCAGCGGTAGGGAATGCTGCCACTGTGCGTGCTGCATAAAGACCGCGATTAGCGCGACGGATTGAGTAGAATGTATTCTCAAGTTCCTGTACTACCTCTGTCGCAGCAGACTGACGGATACCTTGGATAACACTAGGTGTCATCTCGTAGCCTTGTGATGCAAGTAGTTGCGCTTTCTCAGCAACAATCTGCTTGTACTCTGTGCTTGCCCAAGCGTAGCGAATTTTGTTTTCAGGAGTAGCCAACTTAACCCAAGCAGCAGATGTCAACCTATCAATAGCATCTGAGAAGTTTTGGAGTCCAGATGTCTTGACCGAATAGTTTACATCCATTGGATGGATTGGTGTCAGAATATTTGTCTGCATCTCTTCAGCCAAAGCATTGGCTAGGGCGGAAGCCTTAACTTCACCTTGTGAAGCAAGCAATTGTGCCTGCTGGTTAGGCAGATAACGATTGATATATGCAATCTGATTGTCAATAATTGCTACGATATCGCTAGGTGACTTGCCAAACTCTGCTGCATAAGAGCGAGCCTGACGGGTTCCAGCCCAGTTAGCAAGCAGAGATTCACGTGATTCACCAGCAAGGATTCTGTCAATCAAGACATCTCCACGCATATAGTTGTTGACAACATATGACAGTTCATCAAAGTATGCTGGGCTTGTAATATCCGTAATATCTGCTGGACCCTTGCGGTTAAACATATTAACCTTTTGTGCAAAAATCTTATCGCCAGTAAGTTCAATCTGGCGTGTATGAGTGTTAGCAATTTCGCTCTGGTATGCAGTACCAAGGTTCTGCTTGTTGCCAAAGGTAGGAATGTTATCGATAACTTCGCCATTGGCTAGTCGCACACTGAAAGTATCTTTAGTTGAACTTTCAACTACTTTGTTATCTGCAACAGAGAACTTCTTCGCCTTTGCAATCTGTACTGGACCGAGTTCTGCGAACACTGCCTCAATCTTTTTATACTCATCTGCAATAGACTGATTAATCTTATTAAGGTCAGGTGCTAGAGTATTGATATCTCCAGCAGCCTTAGAGATTGCAGCCTCAGCATTAGCAATATCTGAGCCATACTTAGGATTCTTAAGTGTCTTTAGATACTGAGTTCTACGCGTCAAGTTGTATAAAGAAGGAAGTTTATCAAAGGATGTGCTGAACTCTGGAGCAGCAGCATTCATTTTTACTTCGATATCCCTAATGACTCGTTCCGCTGCACGAAGTTCGCGCTTTACAATCTCGCTATTAGATAGACGAGTTGCTGGTGATACACCATCTTTAGTAACAAAGTAATCAATCCACTCTGCTACGTGGTTATCAAGCATCTGAACTGATTCGTTAGCCTGCTCTGTTAGGCGAGTAAAGTCCTCAGCAAGAGCCTTCTTTTCTGAAGAATTAATATTCTTAGCCTTGCGAATCGCAATAGTAGCGTTTTTACGCATATCATCAAGAATACTGCTTGAGTAACTCTTGAAGTTATCGGTTAGAACCTTTGAGCCAAGAGACATTGTTGATACGAGCATAGGCTCAATGATTGAGTTCTTACCAATGTATGAAGGTCGTACCAACTGAGTGAACGAGAAAGCCTTATTACCAAGTTCAAACCCAAATTGTGCTACATCTTTGCCAATACCAGTGACTTGTGCTTTCTTGCCACGACGAGCAGCAATAATCTGACGCTCAATCTCTGCAACTGGCAACAATGGTGTTGCATTGCGTAGTTGACGCTGTGTTTCTGGGTCAACCTTTACACGCATACCACTTGGGTCCATAGCAAATGAGTTCTCTGCTAGGTCATTCTGATACTTACGAATGTTATTCATAGCATCTTCAACAAACTTGTCAATATCTTGTAGGCGAGTAATGCCCTGTGTGCGGGCAACATCTCTCATTAGAGTCTTATTGAGTTCATCGAGGATAATTCCACGCTGCCCGTCAGACTGAGCCTCTAGATATTTAGCAATAAAACGACGGCGATATTCAGATGCTGGGATAGATTCAACTGGTGATAACTTAATCATACTGTTTCCACTACGGAAAGCAGCAATATCATCAAAGTGTGCGTTAATTTCCTCGATTGCATCCAATGGTCGGATACCTGAGTTGGTTACCACGCCACGTGGCATCTTTGTTGAAACAAACTTAATAAGTGCTGTAGTTGCACCACCGCGACCTATAAGGCGCTGCGTTACTCCACCAACATTGCTATAATCACGAGTTACTGTAGCAACGCGTAGTTCAGATGCACGCTTGCGTGCGTTTGTGTAGACACCGTTAAGAACCTTAGGTTCTGCTGGTACATAATTCTTACCGAATACGCGTGGGACTGAGTCAATCTGTCCAGGTTCGATTCCACGTGCCGCCATATCAGGAGTGATTGGACCCTTGATTGTTTCATCACGCAAGAATGCGTCGTAAATTTCTTGATGCTTTGGATTCTTTGCAATCGAATCATCAAATGCTGCACCAACACGCTGGCGCTGTTCAACAGTAAGTTCACGATACTGACCATTCTTAACGAAGTCAGCGTAATGCTCCTTACCAGCATCAGACATAATCCATAAGTCATCTGAACGCTTAAGTGTTGCAAGGCGTTCGATTGCTGGACCGTATCCTTTGTCTGCGAGGATGAAGTCACGAACGACAGATGGGTCCTCTGTCTGCATAACTAGGTTAGCAAGACGTGGGTTATTTGAATGTGGCTCTAGAATATCTAGAATCTCATTAATATCTTTTGATGTTGCTAGACGGTCAATGTCAGAACCGAATACGGTCTTCTGTGTACCATTGATATGAGTAGTAGCAAGGTCTTCAAGTTTAGTAAGTGTCGCTACATCTTTAACATTAAGAGTATTGACGAAACCCGCAGCCTTTGCCCCAGCCTTAACTACAGCAAGCCCACCAGAAATACCACCCTGGATTGCTACGTTGCCGACTACAGCATCCGTAAGACCTGACATATATCGACCAAGAGTATTGTCGACAAAGTACTTTTGAATATCGTTATCGTCCCAGAGGTTAGCCTTATCTAAATCAAGACCTGCTTCTTTTGCGTTATCTGACAATCCAGTAACGTGTAGTCCAGCGTTAAGTAAAGTCTTAGAAAGTGATACACCAAGTGATACTTTTTCAGAACGATTATACGCATCCTGAACATCGCTAAGTTGGAATCCTGAGCCATACTGACCAGCATCATAAAGTGGAGATGTAGGGTCAGCAAGAAGTCCTGCAGTCGAAATAGGTCGCTTGATAAACGGGCTAAATACTTTCTTTTCTGCAAGTAGTGATGACTGAAGTAGTGGGTCATACTGCTTTACTTGACGCTCAGTAGCAGCAGTATTAATATCAAGTAATGACTTACGTGCCTTCTCTGTTAAGTCTGCGCCAGTTGTAGCCTGAGCAATGTTTGCAACCTTTGATGTTCCAATTTGAACACCAGCCTGAGCAATAACATTTCCAGGACCTTCGCCTGGAGTGTAACCTGCAGCACCTAGCCCCTGCATAATGCCAGAGCCAGTCTTTGCTGCTTGCTTTCCAATAGCCTTAGCAACAGGAGCAGCAACATCTTTTACAAGAGGTGCAGCCTCTTTGAATCCTGCAGCAATACCGCCACCAATACCACCAGTAGCGACACCTTTTGCAACGCCTTTAAGGGCGTCAGTGAAGTCACTCCATAAAGACATTACTTCACCTCGCTCTGTTGTTCTCCGCCAGTAAGTGAGGAGATGAATGAATCGCGCTCATCGGTTGACTGCCAAGGAATCGTTGCCAAAGAAAAGGCAATGCCAAAGTTCTCGTAACCTAGCGCGGTAGAAAATTTATCAAGATGGTCAAAGAAAGTGTTTTCCATCCATTGCATCAAATTACCCGACCTTTGAGGTAATTAACGAGTTGCTTGTAAGAATCAGGTGCACCTTCAACACGGGTTGCGTTAATCATATCTGGAAGATATTTTTTAATTAGGTCAATGTTTTCAATCTCACGACGGTCTGCACGGTATGCAGCAGGCAATGCCTCTTCACCTGCACCACGTCCAACGTTAACTCCGTTAGATACTGGAACAGTTGGGTCTGTTGGTTCTGCATCAAGTGGTGTTAGACCAGAAAGAAGCCCCTTAATAGCATCCAAAGGATTGCCAGCACTGGTTGAGGGTGTTGATGTCTTAGCCAACTTAGCACCCTTCATCTGGTCATTTATCTCTTTGTTCTTGCTGTATGCAAAACCTGTGTAGTTTTGTCCACTCTGTCCATCGCCACCCTGACCATTGACATTTGCAGGGTCGTACTGTGGTCCGCCGTTAGCGCCTCCACGGTTCTCTTGTGCAATTGCCATAGTTACTCCTACTTAGAATGTTTGAATTGTGACTTAGATATGTAAGGACCAGCGGTAAATGCTGTAACTTTTGCTGCAATCTCCATTGCTTCGTAAGCATCTGCACCTGCGTGCATCGCACCAATTGCAAAAGGTGCTCCAGAGCCTGCTGCATAAACTCCGCTAGTGTTCTTACTTACCGAGAGTTCATCATCAACATCAAATATCTCACCGCATAGCGCGATAAGGAATTGGAATCTCTGCTCAGTCTTAGGCTCATCAAAGTTGAAGCCATTCAACTGTAAAGTTTTTCTTAGCGAAGGCATAGCCTTTGCAATCATAAAATGATATAAATCTTTTTTCTCAGACTTACTAGGAACTGGTGGGTCCCAGATATGTTGTGCTACATCGCAGGGTAATACTTCACCAGAACCAGCAACTAGATAACCGTTGACTTCTGCAATCTTCTTGACCTGAGGATGGTTATAAATATAACCAACAGAGTCGGTTGTCTGACTGTCAGCGACAATGACACAACTATCGTCGTATTCGATACCAATCAGTGTTGTCATTGTCCCCTACGTTTCTATTTACGTGCGATTGTTCTTACACTTCCGCCTGCTTCGCCTGAGGCAGTGAGGCTTGAAAGAATGCTCATAACATCTGGTGCAGGTTGTCCCGCTTCAGGTGGAAGAGCGCCTCCTGCTGGAGTAGCGGCGGGAGCAGGGGACGGTTGCTCAACCATAGGTGCTGCCCCAGCAGGAGGAACTTGTTGCTGAGGGGCAAAGGTTGCTTCAATAGCATCCTCAAGCGCCTGTCCCTTTTGGCGTGCCTTGATAACCGCAGCAATTTTACGAACTACCTCTGAGGCATCTCCGCCAGATGCAGCCATTTGTGGGATGGCTTGTGTATAGGCAGTAATGGAACCAAGAAGAGAATCTCTCATCTTCTCAATTTCAATCTTTTCTAGTTCTTGTGTGACGTTAACTGTGAATGGAAGTTCACGCATAGCCATATCCTTAGAGATAAGACCGCCACCAAGTGCTTGTAGCATAAAGATAAGACCCTGTGCAGGGTTAAGACCAGCAAGCATTCCGTAACGAACATCGGCTGAGTAGTCACCCTTGATGTCCTTAGAAGGCTTGTACGTAATCTCGTACGGTGAACCAGCGTCAACACCACGAATGGTCTTCTCTTCTGGATAAATCTTCTCATCAACTTCAAAGCAAACGCTGATTACGTCACGAAGTGCCGCAGCGAAGATTGCCTGTGCTGATTTAACTTGGGTGTCGAATGCACCCATAAGAGCCTGTACGCCTTGTCCAGTGACAATAGAGGCATCAATGTTTCCTGTACGTCCTTCAGGATAACGTGCGCCAACGCGCAGTTCTGAGTTAAGCAGTTGCTGTTCAGTGAAAGCACCTTGAGGAAGGTTAAGGTCTACGCGACGAACGCCTGCTGGGTTTGCAGTACGGATAACCGCATCTCCACCCAACTGAAGTTCTTGTACATCTTGTGGAAGTACGATAGGAGCCTGAACAGATTTTTCTGCTGCTTCCATTGCAAGCAACGCGAAGCGGTTGCGTAGCAACTGGATACCAAGAACATCATCAAATTGTCCACGTAGTTCACCATCGATAGATGGCTTGCGTGCGATTACAACCATCATCTTGCCGATAGGGTTCATCGCCCGTGACAGTACCAGGTTGTCCTTTGATGGAATATAGATGACCGACTGGTCCTTGTCGTAATAGCGAATTAACTCAACCTGAGCATTCAAGTCCTGCTTGTAACCCATTGGTCCAAGGAGCATTGAATCGTATTCAGGGAACTGAGTAACGAGTTCGCCTAGTGTCATCATATATCGTTTAGCAAATGCAACACAGCGTCCGTAGCGGTCAAACTCTGGGTAAGCCCCCACTGGGTTTTCTACGCGGATGCGAGGCATCTTGCTTTCTTCGTCTAATTCAATAATGAAAGGGACGAAACCAAAGGTGATGTACCAGTCAGAACCTGAGTACATCTGTACAGCCAAATCAGAATGCTGGAAATAGTTAGCAGCAATACGAGTACGCTTATCAGCGAAGTTACGTGCACGGTCATTGACAGCATTGGCTGCAGAGCAGTTGACTGCAGGAAGCGGAGCCATAACTTCTGATAGGTCGCGTGCGACGATATCAATGAAGTTGGCTACTACGTTAGCATCAACACCATCTGGGAAGAAGTCAGGATAGACTTCAGAAATCTTGCCCTTACGGACAGCAAGGACGTCAAGGTTGCGTGCATCACGCTCATTGTTGCGATAGCGCAGAGATTGAACTCTGGCTGCAACCTGCTCCATTGTTAATGCCATTGGTTTCCTATCCGTAAGTTTGTGCCCATTGCTCTGCAAAGGCTTCATCTAAATTCAGTGAGCCACGATTAGACATCTGTGCCCGTGTTGCCCATCGGTTTGTCTGGTACTGTCCCACTCTGGATGACTGTTGCATTAACTCGCGTATACGAATTACCGCAAACCATAAAGCCATAACGCAGTCGGTAGGGTTCTTGGTGTCTGGCTTCCAAGTAATCAACTCTTGAACCAAGGTCTTAAGACCCTCGGAACCTTCGTTAGAAGGCAGTTCGATTACGTTGTTATCTTGGAAACGTCCATCACGTGCATTACCAAATAGCATTGCCATAGATGCCACACCAAAAGAGGTGTCCCACTTATTCTTACCAGTGAAGTGTGAGTTCAACTGGCACCCATACTGGGCTAAAAAGTTTCTTAAGTTTTCATCCAGGGCGTAAGCCTTCTGGTGAGCGTTGATTTCAATTCGTACTTCTTGTGGTCGATACTTCTCGACCCAATCCTCAATCAGATTCTGAATCTTGGCTGGGGTTGGTTCAGTCATATTGACTGCATCTAAAACATAAATCTTTCCGTCGGCTCTGTTGTAGGTACAGATGACGGCACCTGTAGCACCTGCCATAGCAGGGTCAAGACCCATAACTGTATAGGTTGACTCTAAGTGCTTAGGATGTCCTGGCGTTCCTGCCTTTAGCGGTCCGCGCTTTCGCATTCCGTTGACGGATGATTGCACACACAGCGGTGAGAAGATGCTGTCCTCTTGGACGTCTTCTTGCTGGTAGACCATAGCCCATACTGACGGAGCGACTTCAGAGCGACGCGTAAAGAGAGAAGGTCCGTCCCACTTGGGATAAAGTCCGTTCTCATCAGGTTCGTCCAATTCGTTTTCTTGTTGGTCTGATTTAGCCCATAAGGTTTTCCAGTTAGCAGGCTTCTCATCAAACTCAAGAACGGCTGGCATAGCAGCGTAGGTGAAGGGTGACTTGCCACCGCTCCACTGCCCTGGGTCACGCAACATCTTGTAGAGGTCAATCGGTGCCACTCTGGTTCCAACGATAATTAATTTACCGTGTCGACCAAGACGGGTGATAACTTCCTTCTGAAGCCAATCCATCTGTTTTTCCCACTCGTGGGCATTTGAACCCATCACTGCGTCATCGACGATAATCAAGTCAGCACGAGCACCGTAAATCTGGGAACCAATACCTAGGGCTTGGACCGTTGGGTCTTTCTCGCCTGAGTCTCGACCAGTACCTAGGTAAATCATATCTGCTTGCCACTGGGTGGCATCAGCCTTGTATCCACCGTTCGGACCAAAGGCAACCTGCAGTTTAGTATAGGCTGGGTGTGAGAGTCTAGTCTTAATTGCCCCCAGAAACTTACGAGCCATACCCTGAGTCTTAGAGACGATAATGACTCTAGTGTTAGGGTTGGTTACAATTCGGTAGACCACGTAGTTGGTCGTAATGACCGTAGACTTAGCGTGCTCAGGTGGTACGTTAATCAGGATTCTGTTCATCGCTGCTGGCTCATAGGTCATAGCAGGATGTAGCCACCTAGGTTCCCGACCCTCAATCATATCGTACCAGTTGAGGTGGTGGGGGAAGAGTTTGGTATCTAGGAACTGCTCACAGAAGTCAGGGAAGGAGATGTCTTTTAAGTCCTTAAGGTCAGCCTTGACCCCTTTGCCCTCTAAGCGGGCTTTCTCAGAACGTTCCTTGAACTCAGGTGATTGCATCACCCATTGTCTAAAAGTCGTATCGTTGCGGTTGACGGTAGCCATAGCCGCCGTAATCGTCATACCCTCGGCTAGTTTGAGGAGTACCCGTTCCTGGGCTTCCTTCTTGGAGATGTCTACCTTACCTGGCTTACGTCCCATTAAGTGTCCCATCTAAATAAAATCCCACGGGCGTTTGGTCCACACCATAAGGGTGTCTCAGGGACGTGTCCGTGGGTACCCAGGAGTATTCTGCAGTCTTCTCTGGGTCTGTACCTGTGCCCCTGGCGGGGGCAAAAATAACGATAATAACGCCAATTATAAAACGGCATAACTCTGGCGCATTCCTACGAAGTAGGTTCGATATTTATATATTATATCGAACTGAGCGAAGCCCTAGCGAAGCGAAGTTCGCTAGAACTTATTAAGTTCTTGCTATATAAGATAACCCGTTGGAAACGGGTATTCCGAACATTCTGTTTCAATATATTTTTATATAGGGGGCTAATATATATAAAAGCCCTGGTCACAGGGCTTATAACAGAAAAATTTGTTGTGACTATATATACATACAACTCACCGATTTTAATCAATGCCCCCTCAAACCCTCACCGACTGAGGGTTCTCGGAAACTCTCAACCTATACCTGACGGTTAGGGTTATCTGTGGATAACTAAATGCAGACTTTGGTTCTAATAATCCGAAGAGTTAGAGCAAACAAAGGAACTAATTCGGGAATCTAGTTGAGTGAACTATCTCCCCTCCACAAATCACGGGGGCAATGGAATCGGGGGAAGGTAGTTGAAACTTCAATAGTTGAAACTTCAATCACTTTTCAATTGTCGACAAATCGACAGACAGAGGGGGAACGGCTCTCAGGATTCTTTCAGGAAAACGTTACCAAACTGTTACCAAAAAAGGCTCGTTTGGGTTTGACACGCTCCCGCCCCGCGTGAGAAGATTCTCTCAGAAGGTCAGGAACTACCCTGAACCTCAGTCAGACAGGAGAACGAGATGTACATCAACAACAGCCAAGCCGAGACAATCTTCGAACTCGTTGCTAGCGAATCCGAGAAGTTATCTCTTGGAGAATATCGCTTGAACTTCATTGCAAGCCGTGAGGAACTCGTCGAACTCTTGGAGAAGTTAGCCCCAGTAGTAAAGCCAAGTGGTGGTCTAGGTTGGACAGAATCCCCAGAGTGGACAGCACGAGTCCACCGCCAAGCCTTGAACAACGACATAGCCGAGAAGCGTGCTCAACTCCTAGAAAAGCGGAGCACAAACTAGACAGACCCGCCCCTCCCCGATTCAGTCGGCGAAGGTTCACGACCTAGAGGGGCACGACTCGGAGAAACCACTCACCGAGCAACAGACAGGAGATAGAAAATGCTAGCGACAGACCTAAAGACAGAACTAGACAACCTCACAGAAGGACAGTTTCACATCATCAAGAGCAACGCCACAGAGTACGAGTTCCACTTCGTCCCAAAGGGTTGCAAGTGCGGAGGAACGGCAGGACTTGGCTTCGGGTTTCCTTCCTACGAAATAGCACTTTGGGAAGCACTCAAAGAGGCAAAGAAAATCGCAGAGCAGGGCTTCCACTATCACGGAGGAGCAAAGAAGCACAAGAACTAGCACGCCGCCCCGTCCTAGACGGCAACCGAGAGCAAGACTCGGCGGGGCACGAGTGGGAGAAACAACTCTTCCACCAATTTAGACAGGAGCAAGAAATGAAAATCACATTCAACCTCTACGGCGGAAGCGGTTTGATTAGTACGAACACACTCAGCGCGGAAGACTTCGCAGAGTTCCGCAAGATAGCCGAAAGCCTAAAGCAATCGGTGCGAGTTGTAAGCGTGGGCAACTAACCCACAGCCCTAGCCCCTTGACAGAGGGCACCTGCTCGCGACAGACTAGGGCACGAGGCAAGGCAACCACGCCAAGCCCACAAAGACAGGAGCAACAAATGAACGACACAATCAAAGCACTATCAGCAATCCAAAACGCGCAAGATGTACCAAGTGAACTAATGGGAAAGCGGGGGAACAATATCCCCGCCGAAGGTTGGGCGCAGACTGTTTCCGCAGTTGCCTCATCTCTTGACCAGTACAGCCCCGACAGTTGGGAAGATTGCGCGGGCGAGATTGCGGACGGACTCGTCCCAGTTTACTACCGCGAAAAGTGGCAGGAGATGAACGACCTCGCACTATGGGCAGATGATGACGCAGAGCAAGGAGCCGACGAACTTCTAACACAGGTCACAGAGTCAGACTCTCCCCTATGGTCAGTTCTTGACGCGTACCTATACTCTTACTATCTAAACGCGGTAAATGTCGTAGTGTCATACATCAACGAGACAGAGGAGGCGGGCAACTAATGGCACGCAAACCAACACAAGCAGAAATCGTCGCAACGAATGCCAACTTGACCAAGCAGTGCGACAAGTGCGGGCTAGTTATGCACGCGGATAAATATTACGGAACTTTTCCGAACGCCCTCACTCTCACAATGTCAGGAGGGTATGGCGAGTTCGTCGACGCGGTAGCCCTCAACCCCGCAGAGTTGGAGTTCAATCTCTGCCACAAGTGCGCCCATAAGTTGATGAAAACATTCTTTTCTCAGTGGGACTTCTCGAACTGGCACCCACGCACAGAGGACAAGTACTGCGACGGGTGGACAATTCAAAAATGGATGGACGAACTCGAAGAATGGAGCGCGAGCAATGACTAAGAAGGATTACTTGCTCCTCTCTCACGTGCTCTTGGGCTTTGAAGATACCGTGAAAATGAGCGACCTAGTGAGCGACCTAGCGGACGCACTAGCAAAAGATAACCCACGATTTCAGCGAGATTTATTTATAAAGGAGTGTGGCATTAAATGAAACTAACAAAACGAGGCAAGCAAGTGAGAGCGGTTTTACTTTTCGGGATTGTCTGCGCCTTAGTGTGGTGGATAGTTGCGGGGTTTTGGTGGACTGAGAACGGAATCTGTATTGGAACAATGACCGAGTGCCTAGGAGATTCACTATGAATTGCAAACAGTGCGGGGATAAGGTAATCACAGAGGGCAACGAGTGCACCAAGTGCGGGAATGAATTCTGCGGGTACTGTTGCGAGTTCGACAATACACCGTTGTGCGGTGACCATCTCGAACCAATCTCGAAATGTGGGTGCAGACCTTGATTCTGTTGACACTAGCAGGACTACCCATTATCGTTCTATCTGTGCTCGGAATACTGAGCACACAACCAATCGCAGATGAAGAGACAGGAGAAAATAAATGAGCACACAAGAAGAAATCGACACAGCAATTAGCACACTAGAGCAAGCAGTGCAAGCACTGCGCGACCTTGGATTCTTAGTAGAGGAGGGCGAAGATGAATAAAGAAGATTTACTTAGAGAGTTAAGACAAGCAGAAGAAGATATAAAACTACACGACGGGGGAGATAGTTCCTTTCATTACTATGAAGGCTTGATAGATGGATTAAAAATTGCGCTAGGAGGTAGCGAAGAATGAGT